CCCATATGGGGGTCGGGTCTGCGGCGTTACGTACGCATTAGCGTCGCGTTTTCGTCGCAGGTCGGCATTGCCGGTCTAAATAGAGGTAGCAAGGCATGAAAGCCTTTACTAACACTTTTGGTCCGTCTTATCAAGAGGAGATTGTTAAATCTTCTATTGCTTATACGGATGAGCCTGTCCCTCGGGACAAGTCGTTCGTTCGCGTTTCTGCGTACAACGACAAATGGCCCTATACTAAAGGTGATCGCTTCTCGCCTAATGGTTACAAACGTACCATTATCAACCTCGAAGAGGAGAGACCTCTCCTTCAGGTTGTGCCTCCTGGCGCCGTCGCATCATATGGATGGTCTCAGGACGTATGGCTTTCGGCTTACGAGCCGCTTGCCAATGGCTGGAGGTATGACAATATCGCCCCTGAAGAAGCTAATGCCCGTTCGGCTTCCCGAACTAAGGCACTTCTTAAGTTGGCAGATGGGAAGGCTACATTCGCTGTCGACTTAGCGGAAGCTAAGGAGTCAGTTGATATGTTGGCCGGTAGTGTCAAGAATGTTGCGCAAGCTCTGCTTGACTTCAAACGTGGCAACTACAAGTCTATTCCCGCTCGCTTTGGGCTAACGCCCGGCGAGTTATTGTCTGGTAAATTTGCTGCGGATGTGTGGCTTCAATTCCAATATGGGTGGAAACCCTTGTATAAGCAAATCGCTTCGTACATGGAATTGTCACAGGAGAAAATGGATCGTCCATTATATCTCCACGGTAAGAGCACTCAAGTCGGTTCGGCTACCCAAACTTTTGAACAAAGTTTTGGTAAAATCGAATCAACTGGGGCGTACAGGTCGCGTGTGAAAACGCATTACTGTGCGAAGATTTCCGACTCTTTTCTGGCTAACGCCAATAGGTTCGGTGTCCTCAACCCGGCTACCGTTGTGTGGGAACTGGTTCCGTATTCCTTTGTTGTCGACTGGTTTGTTCCTGTCGGCAACTACTTGGAAGCGTTATCAGCTACCGCTGGCCTCGACTTCGTCTGGGGTTACGAGAGCACGACGTTGGACGTCTCGATGATCCAACGTTTCACTCCTTATGCTTTCCCTTCTGGACACATAGTGCAAGAAGCTAAGCGTAAGATCCTCTACCGGAAGTTTGAAAGAACTCCCTTTGGTGGATTCCAATTGCCCGAGCTTTATGCTAAGGCAAACCCCTTTTCCTCGTCTCACGTCGCCAGCGCCGTGAGTCTCATTCGGCAGTTATTTTAACTGCCTTCAGCTGACAGTTGACAATCCCGTCGCTGTCCATATGCGTGATAAGATCCACGCGGAGACAATATATGCCTCAGCTTTCCCCTATCACTCTGATCGACAGTCAGGGTGTCGGTATCGAATACAAGCCCCGCGACATTTCGCAGGGCGTCGCCAAGCTCGCTTCGCCGACGGGTGTTCCCATCGGCGACCCGTCCCTGACGATTTCTCGGACCCAGACTGCAGCCGGTCGCCATAAGGTGACCGTCAAGCTGGCTATGCCCGAGATTCAGAAGAACACCATTAATGGTGTTGACCGTCCGACTGTTGCTCGGACCGCTTATGCGGATCTGACCTTCAGTTTCGACGGCGGATCGACGTCGGCCGAACGCCTGGATATGATGACGCAAGTCAGCTACCTTCTCGCGAAGGATTTCCAGCCGTTCATGGTCGCGGTTGTCCGTGATGGTGAAGGCATTTACTAACCTGGTGTGGACGGTTTTCCGTTCAACATTGAGTTAGTTTATGGAGTAATCCACATGTTTTCGAACGGTGGAGAACGCCTTACGTTAGCACTCATGATGTGTGCTGTCGTATGCTTTCTATCCTTTCTAGCCTATGGGAATAATCCCAAAGGCCCTACCATCATTGGAGTACCAGATGGCACGGAAAACCGACAGGGCACAAGCCCTCTCGTCTATCCCCGAGGGACTGACGTCCGAGTTTACACAACGAATCGACAACCTCCGGTCGTCCGTGAAAACGGATTACCTGAAGTCGGAGATGCGCAGTAAATTCGTGTCGTCAGAGACTGATCCTGCGGATGTCCGCAGGACCAGAGCCATTTTCAAATGGCTTTGTAAGGAGCTGGACAATGAAGCCACTAACACACGCCTTATGCTATTACACGAGGAATATAACATCTTACCTCGTGTTACATGGGCGCGGTTTCGCAGCTTCTGCCAATCTCTGGTGTCAAGCATTCTTGGAGACGTCCCGCCTAATGAGTGCCTCATCGGCACTTTCTCGGGGGGTGCGTCAACGAGCCGTGCTCGTGCTGAAAGCCATCCGGCTTTTAAGTACCTCGGAAAAGCACACGTCACCCTACGAGCTCTGGAACTATTTTCGACTGTAGTCGAAGATATTCCAGGGTGGATAGGGCACAGTGATTACGTCTTAGACGTAGTCCCTGGCAACGTGATGTTTACTGTTCCCAAGAAAACGGATATTGATAGAGTGGCTTGTAAAGAGCCCGATATCAATATGTGGCTTCAGAAGGGTATTGGGAATTACATTCGTGATTCCCTTCGACGTACCGGAATAAACCTCAACGATCAGTCGATAAACTCATCGTTGGCTCGACGCGGATCGTTACTAAACGATCTTGCGACAATTGATTTATCTTCCGCGAGTGACTCTGTTACTCGTGAGTTGGTTTATCAATTGTTACCTGAGACCTGGTACACCCTCCTTGACTCTGTTAGGAGTCATGTCACCATCATTGATGGTGAGGAGCACCGTAACGAGATGTTCTCGTCGATGGGCAATGGCTTTACGTTTGAACTGGAGAGTCTTCTCTTCTATGTTCTGGCGCGGGCCACCACCTATTTCTCGGGCGTCTCGGGTATCGTTTCCGTCTATGGTGATGATATCATTGTTCCCACAGAGATCTATGATGATCTCATCTGGGTCCTATCGGTTATGGGTTTCGAGGCTAACGCCAAGAAATCATTTTCCGATGGACCTTTTCGTGAGAGCTGTGGTGGTCACTATTATGATGGCTACGATATAACTCCCTTCTACCTTCGGAAACCACTTGAGACTGTTGTTGATGTTATACACATTGCTAACAGTCTCCGTAAGTGGGCAGAAGTGCCAGGCCTTGGTATTCTCGACCCTGAGGTCGAGGATATTTGGTTCTGGCTTAAATCTTTTGTTCCTGAGGTTCTTTGGGGTGGTGTAGATTTATCCTTTAAATTCCAGTTGGTTTCGCCTGACACTCCTGTCATGCGACTCCAAGAGGAATCCGTACGGTCTTCGACCGGACTCGGAGGATATTTCCACTGGCTTAATGCCACCTGGGATCGAACATCGTTACGAGAGGGGGTAGCAACCTCCTCGCGTTTGCGTAATACCAATAGGTATCGCTTTAAACGTGTTCGCCAAACGGCAGTAACCTCGTTGCCACGCCTTTTCCTTCGGGAAATTGCGTGACGCCGAGTAGCAATAAGGC